TCCACCAAAGAATGAAGTAATACCAGAGAACGTCAGTCTGTTATCGGTTGTTAAAATATCATTAACTAGAGTTGTGGTGACAGCACTAGAAACGATAGGTGATTGGAACATATTATCGATCAAGATAATACATTTTGCATTCTGATTTTTTGATGTAAATGTGTGAGAAGTTCCAATTCCTACGGTTATCAGATCAAGTGTATTTGGAACAGCACTAAGGGCATCTTCAGCAGATCTAGCAAGTTTTACTTTACTGTCATTGACTTTTACAATAAAGACGCTTGATGGTAGTTTATCTGTAGTACCAACACCAACAAATGAAGTTGACGCAATTCCAATTGCTTGGGTAGATCCTGCTCCAGAATGTGTATATACAACTTCTTCTCCAGTTACAAAGAAATGATCTGCAATTGTTATAGTATTAGTTGATGTATTAGCGATTGAAACATTACTTCCATCAAAATTCCTTTGGAAAATTTGATCTCCATTATGAGTTAAATTAAACTCTCTTCGAACGGATTTTTCAGTTCCTTCATAATCTCCTGAGTTGGTGATTATTTTTCCATTGTTAAAGTTAACTTGATTTGGCCTGGTGTTTCCATCAAACAGTTCCAAAGAAAGTTGGAAAACTCTTACTTCAACATCAATTCCTGCATTTGGAGTAAAATACAACTGTGTTCCAGTTGCTGTTACTGCAGCGTCAATAGTTCCAATTCCAGATGAAGTTTCTAAATTAGCATATTCTACAATTGATGCTGTAGTACCATCATCAGCAACAATTACTTCTGAGAACTGAGTTTCTCCATTTGTAATATCTTCAGCACTTACCAAATAATATGCAGAAGACATATTTCCATCATATTCACAAACAGTATTTTGAATTGGAGAAGATGTTGCTGCAATAGATGTGTATGATGATTGTAAACGAGAATTGTTAAGTGATATAGAACCAACTCCAGAAGTAGCTGTATTTGCTATTGATACTGTAATCGTGTTTGCTGTAAGAGCAATTCCTGGTGTTGGAGCAAAATCAAGATTTAAATTGGATCCAGACAAATATGCCCAATAAGTTCCAAGTCCACTGCTGGAGAAAGAATCTAAAGAGTGACTCGTTAACTGTCCATATTCCAACAGTTCAACTTCTGTTCCATTGTGGATGATATTTAACTCATCATACTCATAAACGTTATTTTCGCCTTTGATTTCTACTAAAACTTTTGAACTTCTATATGTTGAAGCAATTCCAACAATAGTTGTAGTTGTTGCTGCAGAAACATTAGTATGAGTAGTTTTAATGTTAACAATATCACCAATGTTAGTGCTTCCAACACTAGTAATATTATCTTTTAAATCAAAAGATACATGACTTATATCATAGTCATTTACGGTATATTTTATTGGGTAGAACAATAATTGTCCTTCCTCACCTGCAATTGAGAAATCAAATGAACCAAGATCAGTGTATGTTTCAATTCTTCCATATTGATTCAGATATCCATTTACGTCATCATGCAATAAAGATACAATTAAGGTTTGTCTTTCTGCCGTAAATCTCTTGTCTCTAACAAAAGTAATATATTTTTTGGTTCTTGCATTGGCCAGGAGGAATGTGTCAATAACACCATATCTTGTTGGCCTTGGCGAACTATTAAACAGATTACTTATATCATCAATAATCAAAACTCTGTTACCAACAGATTCAAAATAATCCGTTAATACTCTTGTCTTGAAGATAATTTCATTGGATATTACTCCATAATCGAGAGTAACTGTACCCTCAGAAGCAAGATCAAAATCATAATAACAATTCAAATTCCCACTTCCAACAATGTCAGTGATAACTTCAGTATCACTATCATCTGCAAAAACAATATTCTTTCCAGAATCGTCAGTTGTCTCAATGATAAGATCTGAGAATTTGCGGAATCCTGTGGTGTGATTAAGTGAACTTACTGCATCATCCCAAGTTTGATAAGGTACTTTTGATTTCAGAGAATATGAGAAATACTGATAGTAGAAATTATCGGATATTCTTTGAAGATTATCATTTAAGAATCCTGTATTTTGACTCCATCCACTTTCAACAATTGATCCAAATCCAGTTTCAACTTCTCCATTAAATTCAATTTTACTTTTAACAACTCCCTTTGTATTAGAGCTTTGTCCAGTAATAATATCACCAACAAGGAAATCTTTATCTGAAGAAACTGTGACGTATTCTGTTTTATTATTCCAACTTTCAACTGTTCCGAAGATTTCTCCAGCATAAACAGTTTCTCCACGCAAGAAATTATTTTTTGCAAGAGTTGGACTAAAAATTGGGAATTGTTTTTCTGGAATAATTCTTCCGTAAGAATTGGCAGCATTATAAGTTCCTGGATATTCACTTCCAGTTAAGTAACCTTGAAGATTGTAAGTTACGTTTGCATTTCCTCCACCAAGAGAAGTGGAAACTCCAGTGAGTTCAAATAAATTGTAATTATAATTTCTAGAGTTATATCCCTTTCCGAGAGATCCCAAACCAACGCTTACATTTTCAACGAGCACCTTATCTCCAACAGAGAATGGGAAGTTTTCTGGATCGCTAAATTGCGTATCGAGGTAAACAACGACATCCTTTGATGTATTGTTAAAGGTTACTGAGCTAATTCCAACACCATTTGAGTTTTGTACTGGAATAAAGACTGGAGGTGCAGAATAAAGTCCAAAAGTATTTTTAAGAATAGTGACTTCGGTATCTCCGAGATTATATTTCAAATCTAAGTCATCGACAATCTCATCGGTAAATCCATCCTTTACAATTATTCCTGGAGCAACCGTATAATTTCTTCCTCCAGAAGAAATTCCAATACGAACAAAAGAACTCAAAGGTTCAATACTCAATATTTCTGGAAGATTTGCTACAGGCCTTAAAGTTACATCAGATGGATAGTCAAATCCAATATCTTGAATTTTTGTTTTTACAATATTTCCGATTGATGTTGTATTTGGTTCAAAAATAGCACCATATCCAAGTTCAGTTATTACTGTGCTTATTCCTGGAACGTCTTTGTATCCAGCTCCACTATTAACGATATCAACCTTTGAGATTTCTCCTAAAGCTGAACTTGAAGTAGTTTCATAAGAAGAAACTGAATTTGATTGAGTGTAAACACTCAGTTCTGGAGTATCAAGTATCGTGAACTGGAAAGTTGTAGATCCAATTCCAGAAACAGAATGTTTTCCAACGTATGCACTATTAACTAAATCAATCTGATTATGTCCCGTTACTGTATTATCAAGTATAAGTTCACTATATGGTGGGAAAATGAATTGAGTATTGTCTAAAGTAAAGTTGTAGTAAAGTGTGTTTGGAATATTTGAAGTAATTTGAATCTGAACATATGCTGTACTGTCAATACCAACTCTTCCGGATCTTGTAACTTCAAAATCATCACTTGAAGAAGATGTGTAAAATTCATTCTTAAATTCTTTATCTCCATAGAAGTTAAATTCAAATGCAGAATATACATTTGATGCATAAGTAAATGCCAATGAAGGATCTGAAAGATCAAATTTTAACAGTCTATTTCTAATAACCCCAATGTATGGATTAATTCTGGATAAAGTTCCAGAAGAAGCACTTGTAAGTTTAACGAAAGAAGGATTACTTGAATTTATAGTGTATTTTTCTTTTAATAATTTAATCTTATCAGAAGTTACAACAAAGACATAATACATTGCTTCATCTTCTAGTCCACCCGTTGGAGAAGTTGCAGTGTGTATTACTCTATCTCCAGTTATAAAATTATGATCTGAGATTGAAATACTATTAGATTCAACATTGACATCCAAAGAAGTAAAAGATTTGGGATCAAATACAATTCTTCTGTTATAAGAATCATATTTTACTGTTACGGTTCTTTGTGTTGATGAAGTTAAGTTAAAATCAACAATGTCATTTTTACTCAATCCATGAGTGGAGGAAGTAGAAACTGTAACTTCATTTTTAATAACTTGTCCAGAGATAACATCAGATAATGATGTTTTCAAACTGTGGTAATTTCCAGATCCGTAATTATGGAAGAATAAAATATTATTATAAACTCCAGTTTCTGCAATTCCAACTTTAGACGACGAGATTCCAATAAAATCTTTAGAGATTGGAGCCGCATACAAAGTTGTTATATCACTTAAGGAGTAAGAAGAAATGCCATTTGTTGAAACTCCAAGAGAAGTTCCTCCATTTGCAGAATACGTTAGTACGTCATTAATTTTTAAATTATGATTTGGATGATATATTGCTTGAACAGGTATGAATATTTGAGTAAGTCCTATGCCAGGATTACTAAAGGTTACTGTCGTTCCTAAACCAATTCCAGATACAGTACCAACTCCAACAGATTCTGATGGATCAAAATAATATTCATTGTTTATTCTGAAAATTCCACTAGTTCTATATCCAACATTGACAGTGAACTTTCTTGGATCTTCATAAATTTTCTGTGTAGAACTGTATGAAGTTCCAACTGTTCCATCATACTCTCTTAAAACTCTAATTCTATTACTCTTTTGATCAACATTAAGAACCTTGACTCTTTCTGTGCTGATCCCTAAAATATCATTTTCTCTAATAGCTGGGAAATCTAACAATCCGGAAACATAGAAATAGGTTGTCATTCCCGTTGATCCGGTTGTGCCAACTCCAAGAACAAGAGAAAGAACCTCGCTATTAATACCAACTCTATATGTTCTATTTTCAAAATTCTTAATGTAAGAAGACAATCCAACAATTGATACTATTTCCCCATTATCCAAGTTGTGTGGGGTTGAGGAGAATCCAACATATTGGTTTCTTGCAGAATATGGTGTAAATTCAATATTATCAAAAACAGTTGTGGTGCAAGATACTGTGTTAACTTTCTTACCTTTTATCTTAGAAACCTTAGCAGAAGCACCTACACCACCAGTATTAGTATTATCAAAGACAATGCGATCATTTGTGCGATAATTTTTTCCTCCAGTTGTAATACCTAAAGATTCTACTCCGCCTGTGGAAGCACCAGTAATATCAATAAGTTGTTCTTTTACTTTGTCTGGATTGAATATGTAATTGTATCCACTTCTTTGATTATTGATATTATATGGTTTTGTGTTTCTAAACCAATTAGTTGATGAAAAATCATAGTCAGTTTGATTTGAAGATGTCTTATAATTAAAATCAATTGGTTTAGACTTAAATGAATTTCCAATTACATATGGGAATTGTGGCCTCTTAAAGTCTTTAAATGGGCCTCCACTATCAACAGATCCAGAATTTATTGATGCAAAATATGCATAAGTTCCATTTGGATACTCTGGAGTTATGCAAAATCTTCCATTGTGCTCATCTAAATCTCCATTACCAGTATATTCATAATCTTCAACAAAAAATCCTTGAGGGAATGCTGATGAAGAAGGCCTATTAGATTTTGATACTAGTTCATAACCAGATATCATTTGCCTAATAATTCCACCACTTTGAGTGGTGTATCCATATGGGCCATAAATTGGATTTCCATCATATGCCCATCCTAAAATTGGAGAGTGGTACGATGGAGAAGTTTCTTGTCCATTTAAAATGGGCAAATCAACGAGTCCATATAAATCTTCTCTTTGTGCAGTTAAAACATCAGTTTGTGGGAACAAGTCACCTCTAACTGATGTAAGAGTGCTTCCCTCACCTAGGAAAATTGCATTTTCTGGATTCTTTGCATACAAACTAGATCTCAAAGATCTAGGAGCAAACAAGTGAGAATACTGTAAACTATCTCTAGCAATAGATGTCTCAACAATACCATCATCTCTGGTTAAAATATTGAAATATTTTTCAAATAAGTTAACTGTCCACCTCTTAATATTAGCCTTACATACGCATCCCAATCCAGAAGATTTTAAGTTTATGAAAGTATTATCTCCATAACCAACTCCACCATTAATAATTTTTATCTCAATAATTTTTCCATCTCTAATAACGGGAGTTAACTTTGCATATTTTCCAGTTCCAATTATTTCTATTTCTGGGGGAGTATTGTAATTCTTTCCCTGATTGCTGACAAGAATCTCCGTTATTCTACCGTCACTAACAATAGGAGTGAACTCAGCTTGAGATCCTGTGATAAATTCGAACTCTGGTTGTCTATCAAAGTTTAGAATTTCGGAAGATCCATACCCAACACCATTGTTGGTTAAATGAATCGAATCAATTGATCCTCTAAAAATTGGTTGAATTCTACAATCAAAACTTTGATCAGTTCTTGTAGATACTCCAGTGATTCCATCTACAGTGACAACTATTGGTGGATAATTAAATGTATGAGTTCCAGATCCCTTAGACTTTAGATTTGCTGTAACACTGTTCTTGAAGTAAAAGTCTTTTGCAGTTACACCAGTGCCAACTAGAGACAGTGTAAAATTATTATCATCAACTTTGTTTACATAATACTGCTTTGTAGCATCCAATCCTTTTATAGAAGTTCCTGTAGTTGAATACTCAATAATTTCACCAGAAGAATAACCATGATCTTTTATATTGATTTGATTATTTGATGTTGAAATTCCGGTGGTGCTGGTTCTTCTTTCTTTATTTTTATATCCACTTCCAGGATCAGTTACAATAATATCAGTTACAACTTGCTTTCTTTCTGAAGATTTAAATCTGTGAACTCCAGATCCATATGAAGTGAGATTTACAGTGTTTATACCACTTATTGCATCACTTTCTTTTGTATGCAATTTAATGGTTTTACTATCAACAACGAAAGCATAGTAACTAGATCCAGTTGTTAATCCTGAAACTCCACTTGAACCATCAGTTTTGTAAATTATTCTTTCATTGTCTCTAAATTTATGATATGTAGAAAATCCAATAGTATTATTTGTTAAATTTACAAAGGCTGAGGCAGATTCAGAATTGAAAAATACATTGTGTTCAATTTGAGAAGTATTAACTTCTGCAGATGCTCCTACTCCACCGCCACCAGATATTTTTACAACTGGTGTTTCTAGATAATCAAATCCAGTATCAAGTATTTCTATTCTTTTTAAAGTTCCATTAACAGCACAGATTCCAGTTGCTGCTGTTCCTACAGAGTCTCTTATGTTAAGAACTGGAGGGTTGATAACATCATAATCAGATCCAGGACTCGAAACAATAACACTTTCTATTGTTCCGTAGAAAACGGTGTCAGAAGATTTATAATTTAAAAGTTCTGTTCCATTAACAAACATTCCATTATAACCAGGTTCAGTTGTATAAACATCACTCTGATTAACTGGAGGGCTAATCTTTCTTAAAATCTGCTGTGGTTCTAAATTTTTCTTATAGAAATTATAATAAATGAACTTGTTATTTGTTACTGTATCTGAAACGGAGATAAAAGTGCTGTTGAAAATATCAGACTTGCTCTTTGCAATTTTAATTCTGTTTGAATCAACTCTAGAAACATAATAAACTCCTTCAGAAAGATTTGAAAATTTACTTGTAACTTCACCCTGAGACGGATTTCCATCAATATCTGTTGTAGCACTTACCGTTTTGAGGGGTTCATAGAAAATAGCATCACCAGTATAAAGTCCATGATCAGTATTTGTTGTTAATCTAAAGATTTCTCCACTATATGTTCCATTTAATATAAACTTTTTATCAAATGGATTTAATGATTCATTATAATAATTTGGAAGAGAATTGGAAGCTATCAGGGTTTCTCTTCCAAAATCCACATATGAATTTTGAATATTTGCCTGTATTTTTGTTAGATATGGATATCTTGTTGAATTTCCCTTTAATACTTGATTTTCTACGGTAAAGAACAAGTTGGCATTTAAAAGTCTAGTAACTCTAACTGTAAAAACTTTACTGCTAATAACATCAGTAACTGTTCCTGAGGTTTCTACAGATGCACTATCCTTTAATACAACGTTATTTCCAACTCTTAAATTGTGATTGTCATAAGTTGTGATATTATAAACTCTATCTACACTATCAATTAAATTTACATTTCTTACTTCCCAATAACCCTTTACGTTATTAATAAGTGTCGAAGATATTAAACTAATATCAGATTTTCCTAAGGATTTGATTTTTACGGTATCCCCCGCAGAATATCTGTAAGTATTATCTTCTAATACTTTTAAATTTTGAAGTACAGATCCGATTCTAAATTTGATTTGATTTTGATTCTCATTATATCCATAAGCAAAAGAGTTTAATCTTAAATCAGTTTCCTTTAATACTGCAGTGCTAACAGAAGAAACATTAAAGAACTGTGTTAAAGATTTTCCATTGAAAGACAGAACAGTCTGTCTACCATCAACATTAACTACAACTACTTCTCCAGAATCTGGGAATCCAACTGTAGAATCAACGTCAATTATTGTAGCTCCTACTGAAACATTGTTTAAAATTTTTGTTTTTGGGTGAACAACAAAGTTTCCAAAGATTGTTCCTTGAACGTCAATATCTTTATCATAATCAAAATCAAGACTTAACTTGTAAAATACATTCTCATCATATGTAATTTTCTCTACATTTGTTACAGAAGCTCTAGATGACTCGATATTGTACTGTGAGTATTCATCTTGAAAAATAGTTTGATTTAAGAGTTCTAGAGGATTACCTTGAATAGATTCAACTACAATATCTTGAGTTACTCTATAACCAGCATCTGAAGGTTTGAAAAGATAGTCTTTTGGCTTTACTACTTCAACATCTTCTCCATATAGAGCGCCAAAAAGTATTTTAAAAGACTTATCTGTTCCTTTTGAATCGTAGAAATCTTTTGCTCTCGAAATAAAAGTTTTAGAATTTAAATCAGAATCTAAAGTTCTCTCAGAAAATCCTGGAATGAATTGTTTTTTAATTTTAGTGAAAAATTCACTTAAAAATAATACACTAAGGTTATAAATCTTTGCTTCTTTTTTATGTTTAGCTGCAGAAGAAGACTTAAAAACTAATTCATCTGGAGTAGTTGGAGATTTTAATGATGTAACTCCACTAAATCCTCTCTTACATCCTTCAAAAGTAAATTGAGTTTTATATTCATAAGTGATGATTTCATTATCGATCAATAAAAGTCCCCATCTTTCGGGGAATCCTTGAGTGAAGGTGCTAATTAACTGTCCTACTCCGAGAGCACCTGCATTTATTGTCGTATCATTCAATGATACATCTTGGGAAAGATAGGTAAATTCTTTTGTTGACGAGTTCTCTTCTAGTTTTAAGTACTTATCAATATTTTGAATGAGATCAAAAGATCCACCTTGAAATTCTTGTGATATGTAATACTGCTTTAAAAACTCCCCAATTAATGGGAAGTCTTCGCGCACAAACTCTGGTAGTTGATTTTCAACTATCGATTGAAGTTTTACTCTATCTTCCGTCATTCTTTATCTTACTAAGTTTGAATTTGAGTAGCTTGATGATACGATGTAGTTTGTTCCAGATATATCAGCACCAGATGCTATTTGATCTGATATCATGTTAATTGTTGTTTTGTTGTTATCCAATTGAAGATACAAATCTTGCAAACCGATAACATCATTAGAGTACGGGGAGATAGAAAATTCTATCAAAGACTCTCCTCTATTTACACTAGTAGAAATGATATTAATTGGATTTAATTTTATTTCGCCCTTCAAGTAATCAACTGTTCCAACTGCTCTTCTCACGATTTTTGATTGAGTTGGAGACTCTAATGAGAAGATAAAAATTTGTCCAGTTTCCAGATTTGCATCAGGAATATCAGAGAAATAAACTGTTCCAGATATTCCACTTACAACAAACCCAGATGATCTAATATTATATCCAGTTGTCTTTTCAATATGGAATCTATTTCCAAAACATATTTCGTATTCAGTGAAAGAATTGAGATTCGCTCTCATATCCCTTCTCATAGTTACACGAGTAATATTTGATGTGATTGATTCATGACTGTCATCAATCAATTTTAAGAACTTACTATACTTAAATCTTGCTCCAAACTTATTCAACTCAGTTGAGTCTGAATATTCTAGAATATTGTTACTTACAATTGATTTAACATATGCTGCATTTGGAGCAAGATTTGTATTATAATAAACACTAGTGTCTATTTCAATGTAAAGATATTTGAGATCTACAATTTCAGTTACAATACCCGCAACCGAGTACTTTTTAATTAATCTCTTGATATTCTCTTTGATCAAGTTTGATAGATAAACACCATTAAATGGTTTTACACTTATGAATACTTTTCCATATTGTGGTGGATCTAATTCCTCTCCACCATATACTGATACTGATTCCGTTTCTGGATAAACGGTTGGAATAATTGATTCATAATCTTGTGCTGTTACAGCTCTATTTCTAGATGCATATATTTGAGTCGAAAACTTCTTAATGGAGTCAATCCCTTCAATATCTCTTCCGCCATATGAAATTTGATTGTTGCTAATCTGAGAAATACCAGAAGTAATTACAGATCCATTATTATCTAATAATCTACCAGCAAATACATATGAAGAGTTTACGTTGTTTCCACTAACTCCATTACAAATCATGTAAGAAACTTCAATGTAATTTGGTTCTTGTAATTTTTTACCAAATATTCCATCACCAAAAATTATTTCATATCTTTCATCTTCAACTTCTTGAACAAAGTAAATTGCAGATTCACCATTTATATCGAAAAGACTATCTGATCTTCTATATTTTCTAGAAACAGAAGAAAGTTGTGAATCTCTTACTATAACACTAATTGAAGAAATATCTATTCCACTATTATCTAATATAAATCTTTGATTTAAATTGAAGGAATTAACCGTAAAGTTAGTCGTAACGTATGTTCCTTCATAAACATCAATATTATCAAATGATGCAATACCTGTGCTATCTACAGGAACTGTAACATCAGATAAAATGGAGAATGAAAAACTCTCTCCATTAAAGACATTAGTTGTTGTAATTACATTCCCAGTTTTAAGTGTAATTGAAACTGGATTCGTAGAGAAATTTGTTGTATCAACAAAGAACGATATATTTGAAATTGCAGATTTTCTTGATCTTGGAACATATCCAATATTTCTTGCCAGAGAAACTACATTCTCTCTTAATGTCGCACTATCAATGAATACCTCATTCGATACCATATTGGCATTGTATGAGGTAATATATGTGTTATATGCTAGAAGATCGATGATTGTTGATAGATTCGATCCTTCAAAATCATAGTCAGTAAAATTCGAATTCGATCTAAGGTAATCCTTAATCGAAGTTTTTATCTGATCGAAGTCTATGTTGCTGAAATTAACTAAGGGCATTTACCTTGCTGGTTGTAATGCAAATGACAATTTTTGTGCAGGAACATCAATTCCTACAATATAATACTTAATAGTAATATTATATTCTCCATCGTCATAATTTGGAGACACTGAAACATCAATTAAATCCACTCTTGGCTCATAATTTTCAATCACAGTCTCAATTTCACTCTTAAGAACCGAAGATGTAATTTCATCCAATGGTTCAAAGAGTAAACCATAAACGCCAGATCCAAGATTTTGGTTAAAAGGACGTTCTCCTTTTTGAGTCAGTATCAAATTACGAACAGATCTGGCAATAGCAGTTTCGTTAGTAAGAGAAATTAAGTCAAAATTCAGGGGATTAACCTGAAATGACATACTTACGTCTTTAAATCCCTTACTAACTCGTTCTGCAGGCATCTAGATGTTAAATCTATCTTATTTATTAGAGTTTTTTGACATCATAGACTGGTTCTGTTCCATATTCCCAATCATCATAGTCATTGTCATTGCGTATTTTTGAATGAATTTCATTTTGAACACTAAAATCATGCTTTTTGGGTGTCATATCATCATTATTGAATAATGATGATAT